GCATTTTCAAGGAATTCACGGAATTTTTTGACAACGTTGAGAAGAGTGCTTCTGAAATCAGCGTTACCATGGCTTATGAGATCACGATGAAAAGTACCATCAGCACCGCCATTATTGTTTTGGAATCCGAGGGCAGACTGGAGGAGCGCTACTGGAACCATCTCAGGGTGCAAAATAATATTCTGGATTTTCTTTATGACCTGTGGGTTGGCTCTTGCCATTCATTGGCCAGTGACTTTTCCATGATCATGAAAGACTTGGTGGAATACGACTTCATCATTACCGAATCAATTATGAGAGAAAGGATGCAAAGTGCATGAAAAGATTGATTTCAACTTTGAACCTGTCCAAAGAAGATTGGCTCCGCTACCGCAAGTGCGGTATTACCGGCACCGATGCAGGTGCCATTCTGGGTGTAAATCCCTATCGCTCTGCTTTTCAGGTTTACTGCGACAAAAACAGCGAAACTATTGAGAACATCGATAATGAGGCTATGCGCCAGGGACGCGATTTGGAGGATTATGTGGCGCAGCGCTTCACCGAGGCCACCGGTCTGAAAGTACGCCGTGCAAATGCCATTTACCAGAGTGAGGAACATCCGCTGCTTCTGGCAGATTTTGACCGCCTGATCGTTGGGCAGAAGGCCGGACTGGAGTGCAAGACGGTCTCGCCGTTTTCTGCAGACAAATGGGCTGATGGAAAAATCCCTGCACATTACATGGCTCAGGTCAATCACTATCTGGCTGTCAGCGGTTTTGACTGCTGGTACATTGCTGCTCTGATTTTCGGGAAGGAACTGGTGATTCACAAGATCACAACCGACAAAGAAGTTCTGAACAACCTCATTGCCAAGGAAGAGCACTTCTGGAAATACAGCGTGATGCCCGAAATTCCGCCTGTACCTACCGGAAGCGAGGGGGATACACAGCAGATCAATCAGCTGTACTCTGCAGATGATAGAAACAAAACTGCCGATCTTAATCCCATCCGCGACCTGTTGGATAAGCGGCAGGAGCTTTCTGATCAGATCGAACAGCTGGAGCAGGAAAAAGCCTCTATTGAACAGCAGGTGAAGTTGGAGATGCAGGACGCCGCCTATGGTACAGCACCGGGCTACAAGGTGTCCTGGGTATCCTCCGAAAGTAAACGGGTAGACTCCCAGCGTTTGAAGAAAGAACAGCCCGATATTTTCAATCGGTACAGCAAGAATGTAAGCAGCCGCAGGTTTACCATTATCCATGCAGCATAATTTTTGTACGCCTATAGGAACACAAAATTCGTGCTTCAGCTATTTTTATTTAATAGAAAAGCACAATACTGTTTACACAACAATAATTGTATGCTAAGATAAGAATATGAGGTGATGCACGATGGTTCTGCGCAAAAGTTATTTGGATAAGATCATTCCTTTTATCGATCAGGATCTGATCAAAGTTCTGGTTGGAATCCGGCGCTGTGGAAAAACAGTCCTTCTCGGTCAGATCAAGGACGTACTCCTCCAGCGCAACATTCCCGCACAGAACATTATTCAGGCCAATTTTGAGTCCATGCGCTTCCGCAACACCCGTACTGCAGAAACGCTTTACGACTACATCGCAGAAAAAGCGGAAGGCTGCACCGGCAAAATTTATATTCTTCTGGATGAGATTCAGGAGGTGGAGCGCTGGCAGATTGCAATCAATTCTCTTCGTGTCGATTTCGATTGTGATATTTACCTGACCGGCTCCAATTCCAAGCTGCTTTCCGGCGAACTGGCAACCTATCTTTCCGGACGATACATCCAGATTCAGGTTTTCCCCTTTTCGCTGGCCGAAGCAAAACAGCAATGCATTGAAAACGGAACCTATACTTCGGATGAAAAGCTCTTCGCAGACTATTTGAAGTACGGCGGTTTTCCGCAGCGTTTCTTCCTCCCTGACGATCATTCAATCACCACCTATCTGGACGATCTTTACGAGGCTATCATTGTCCGTGACATCATGCTACGCCACAATATTCGCGAACAGACCGCATTACGTAATGTCCTTGCATTCCTGCTGGACAATATCGGCAATCCGTTTTCTGCCCGTAATATCAGTGGACGCATGGTTTCGGAAGGAATCAAGACAACCACTGCTACCGTACTGAACTACGTTGATTATTTCAAGGAAGCCTTTATCCTTCTGAATGCAAGCCGCTATGATATCAAAGGAAAAGCGCTCCTGTCCAGCACAGAAAAGTACTATGCAGTCGATCTTGGCCTGCGGAACGTTATCAAGAAAAGCGAAGAGCTTGACAGCAACAAGCTGTATGAGAACATCGTATATCTGGAAATGCGGAGCCGTGGCTATGAAGTTCAGGTCGGCAAGCTGGACGACACCGAAATTGATTTTATCTGCTACCGTGGAGATGAAAAGCTCTATATTCAGGTTGCTTACCTGATCACTCCCGCCGATGAAGAACGGGAGTTCGGTAATCTTGAGCGGCTGCACGACAACTATCCTAAGTATGTTATCAGTGGTGACTTGGTGAATTTAAGCCGAAACGGAATCATTCATCGAAACATCATTGATTTTCTGCTCAATCCGTAATTTTCACATCATGGGGCACAACAGTTGACGCTGTTGTGCCCTTTTTCTTTATCAGAATTGGAGGCATTCTTATGGAAAATCCATTCGTAAAATTATTTGCTATCGACTTCAAAGATCATCTGGAAGTCAAAAAGTCCGGCAACACGGAACTGAAATATGTAAGCTGGGCGTATGCCTGGGCAGAGGTGAAGAAGCTGTATCCCGCTGCCAGCTACGAGGTCAAGAAATTCAACGGCCTGCCCTATGTTTATGACCCCATAACCGGCTTCATGGTGTATACCTCGGTCACGATTGAGGATGTTTCGCATGAAATGTGGCTGCCTGTACTGGATGGCGCAAACAAAGCCATGAAAGCTATGCCTTACACCTACACTACCCCGAAATGGGACTACAATCCGCAGACCCGCCGCCGTGAAAAAATCGGCATGGAAGAACGTACCGTAGAAGCAGCCTCCATGTTCGATGTGAATAAGGCTATCATGCGGTGCTTAGTGAAGAACCTCGCTATGTTTGGCCTTGGCCTGTACGTTTATGCCGGAGAGGATTTGCCGGAAGATGCTGCACCGCAGCCGGAATCAGAGCCGCAAAAGCAGCCGAAACCGAAATCCACCAGCCAAAAGCCGGAACAGCCGCCTGTGCCCTGCATCTGCGCCCGCTGCAACCAGCCCATCAAGAGGGTCAAGCTGAAGGACGGTTCTATCATGCAGGCGGCAGAGTTTGCCGCCACCCATGAGGGAATGTGCGCAGACTGCTACAAAGCCACCAGATTGAACGTAGCATAATAAAACTGCTCTATTTCGATGTCACTTGATTCTTGTATGATTCTATATTTCATGGTACACTTACAGTAGTGAGTTCTGAAAGCTCTCCTCTGTGAGCGGAAAGGAGCATTGCATGAAAGATTTGCAGTTTCCTGTTGGAATCTCGAATTTTGAAAAGATTCGAGAAGGCGGGTATTATTATATCGACAAGACCAATCTGATTTCTGAACTTCTTAGCGGTGGTATCGCTGAAGTAACCTTGATCACTCGTCCTCGCCGTTTCGGAAAATCCCTTGGTATGAGCACTCTCGCAAATTTTCTTGACATCCGCAAAGACAGCAAGCAGATGTTTGAGGGATTGGCGATTTCCCAAAACACAGAACTTTGCCAAAAATGGATGAACCAGTGTCCTGTGGTATTTTTCTCTTTCAAGGACACGGACGGTCTAACCTTTGAAAGTGCCTATGGAATGCTGTGCATGAAACTGGCATTTGCATTTCAGGATTATCAGTTTCTTTTGGATGACGATGCTATTTCCGACGATGACAAAGGCATCTTTAAGCGGATTCTGGGACGCACTGCATCTATGGATGAAACCAAAAGCTGCTTTTTGCTGTTGACCCGGATGCTGGAAATCCATTTCAAAAAATCGGCGGTCGTCATCCTGGATGAGTATGATGTTCCCATTGCAAAAGCCAGCAGCAACGGATATTATTCGCAGATGCTGGACGTGATGCGGGCTATGATGAGCACCACGCTCAAAGACAATACTTCGCTTGACTTTGCTGTTGTTACTGGCTGCCTGAAAATTGCCAAAGAAAGCATTTTTACCGGAACAAATAATTTTGTTTCCGATACGATTCTTTCTCCCCGGTTGAGCGAATCCTTTGGTTTCACACAGGCAGATGTAGATCAAATGCTGAAGGATGCTGATCTTGAATCGCAGTCTGCTGAAATCAAGGCATGGTACGACGGTTATCATTTTGGCGATGCAGACATTTATTGTCCGTGGGACGTAATCAGTTATCTGCGGGATTTCCAGTATGGTGTAGCACAGAAGCCGAAAAGCTATTGGAAAAACACCAGTGATAACGCCATCATCCGTTCTTTCATCGACTATGCAGGCGACAGTATCACCACGAGGCTCGAAACGCTGATGGCTGGTGGCTCCATTGTCCAGCACATTGAAGAAAACCTGACCTACGATTATCTGCACTCCTCTGAGGAAAATCTTTGGAGTGTGCTGTATCTGACAGGCTATCTGACCAAGGTGCGGGATAAGGATCTGACAGATTCGCTGCCGGATGGCTGCTCTGCGCTGATGATTCCCAATGCAGAGATTCGGGAAATTTTTGAAACCACTGTAAGCAAATGGTTTGACGACAGTGCAAAGGCATGGAACCGCAGCCCATTGTTTGATGCAGTCTGGAGCGGAAACAACGAAGCTCTGACAAAAGAGATGACCAAGCTGCTGCGTATGACCATCAGCTACCACGACTACCGGGAGGATTTTTACCACGCTTTCCTTGCAGGCATCTTTACTGGTGCTGGCTATGTGGTGGAATCCAACAAAGAGCATGGCGAAGGACGCAGCGATGTTATTGTAAAGGACATCCGCAATGGTCGTGTAGCAATTTTTGAAGCCAAGTATGCAAAAACTCTGGATGCTCTGCCGGATGCCTGTGATACTGCCATTCAGCAGATCAATGACCGGATGTATGCGGCAGATTTCCGGGACGACTATGATGACATTCTCTGCTATGGCATCGCATTCTTCAAGAAACGCTGTATGGTAAGGAAGAAATAATTATTCACTTAGGGGAGTATCTTCGGATGCTCCCCTTTACTTTTTGCAGGACAGTCCGTGTGGGCTGTCCTGTTTTTATTTGGAGGTACACAATGAAAGAAGAAAAAATCAAAGTCCTTGCGCTCCTGCCAATGGAGTTGCCAAAGGAGATCGAACTGGACAACACCCTTGAAGCCATGCAGGAATTTGTAGGCGGGCTGATCGAATGCATTACATTGAGTGACACCGGTTCAGAGGTCACACTGGTCTGCAATGATAAAGGCAAGCTGCTTGGCCTGCCGCTCAATCGTCCGCTGTGGGATGGAGCCGATGTTCTTGCCGGGCCGGGATTTCTGGCCGGATGCGACAGCGAAGGAAATATGACTTCTCTGCCGCAGAGCGCAATGGACTTCTACAAAGAGAAATTCAGAGCTTTTATTATTGAAATCTAAAGAGGAACGCTTTATGACCTTTCATGCAATGACCGAACACTACGAAGAAATCACGGTTTGTGGAAAGCCTGCATTATTCACCAGCTTCCGCATCAAGAGAGATACTGTCCCGGATGGTCTGTACGCCTATGATGTCCAGCACGACGATGAGTGCCGGGGCATCCCTTGTGAGATCGCACCCTTCGTGATGGTCAACCACTGGGGCACCATTATCCTTGCGGAACCGCTGGACCTGCCGGACGATGGGCGGCGATATATTGACGAGGATACCGACTGGAACTACGCTCCTTTGGATGGCGAGGACACCGCCAATCACAAACCGTGCACTACCATTTCTGATTTTATGACTGCCTATGCCCACTAAAGCTGTATTAAAAATACCGTATATTCTGTTTTGTATTAAAATCAGCCGTTTTCAGGCCATTTCAAGGTGCAAAACACAGTCTTAAAAATGTCGCTCGTTATCTTTGAGCCAGAAAGGAGACGCATGAACATCTATGGCTATTGCCGTATCTCTACGGCAAAGCAGAGCATTGACCGTCAGATCCGCAACATCAAGGCCGAATACCCAACTGCCCATATCGTGCAGGAAGCCTATACCGGCACATCCATCTTTCGCCCAGAGTGGCTGAAGCTCTACCGAGTTCTGAAAGCAGGAGATACGGTGGTGTTCGATTCGGTGTCCCGGATGTCCAGAAATGCAGAGGAAGGCTTTGCTCTGTACGAAGACCTCTACCATAAGGGCATCCGGCTGGTGTTCTTGAAAGAACACCACATCGACACCGAGACCTACAAAAAAGCCCTGTCCGGCAGCATTGCCATGACAGGGACAAATGTGGACTTCATCTTGAAGGGCATCAACGAATATTTGATGGCCTTGGCAAAAGAGCAAATCAAGCTGGCCTTTGAGCAGTCCGAAAAAGAAGTTGCCGATTTGCACCAGCGCACCCGTGAGGGACTTTTGACGGCCCGGCTGAACGGCAAGCAGGTTGGCCGCAAAAAGGGTGTTGGATTTGAAACGAAAAAAGCCAGAAAAGCCAAGCAGATCATCCGCACCCATTGCAAGACCTTCGGCGGCACACTTGACGATGCCGAGTGCATGAAACTCACCGGTCTTGCCCGGAATACCTATTATAAGTACAAACGTCAGATTCGTGTTGAACTGATGGCTGAACAGGATTTGCCGAAAGGAGCAAGTATCTTTTATGAGCCACCAAAATCATTCTGAGCCAGAGAACCGGCTCACTTCGGAGGAGCAGCAGGAGTTTTTGGAACTTCTAGCCCGTCTGTCCCCTGAACAGCGTGAAGCACTGAAAGAAGTGCTCAAGTCCTTTACTCAACAAAAATGTGCAGGGCGGCGTTGCTGCTACCCTGCACATTTTTATTTTTTGTTATACACGTTCTACTCTAATGCTGCCAGTACGCGCATTTACACCTTACAAACTGATTATATCATACGATGGATTCTTCATCAAAGCATTTTAATTATTGATCATCGTTGCTCACGACCCAAATCTTTTTAAGAGGGATCAGCTCTTTGATTTCATCGTCCATCTGATCGTAGTATCGCAGAAACTCCTCAATAATTTCTTTGTGGGTCCAAAGCCGGATTTCAAAGAACTGTTTAGCCATCTCATTGATGACCGAAGATTTGAACCCACTCCATGACACTAACAGGCCATATTCAGCACCAAAGTTTTTCATCACCCCGCCCAACTGATCCAAAACAATCCGATCCACTGGCGCGTCCGTGGACTTAACCTGAACACAAATTTTGGGACTTCCAAAACCAAGTGTGCCCGCAGAAGCCAGAATATCCACACCTTTATCCGGTCCGGCCGGGCTGACATATGTAGTGAATCCCTTTGCTCGAAGAATGGCATCTACAATTTTTGCTAAACCATGCCCCTTAGTCTTCTGGATTATCAGATTTGTGATAACCCCCAAGGCTTCATTTTCAATATCTCGTGCCTCTTCATCATCCTGTGGCTCTTGCGGAGTAATTTGGGGCGCTTTCTTTCCCTGTTTATGTGCATTGATGACTGCTTTTATGCGATCTTCCTGCTTGATACGGCAAATGGTCATAAAAGCCCCAAAGGAATATAAGATGTCCTGGTCAAAAGCTGTGCGGGGAATGTCACAGGCAAACCAATCTACCTGATGCGCATGATAATAAGGATTATCGTTGTTAGGTAAGAATTCATAATTACCTGTGATCTTGCCAAAATGAATTACAGGCTTGATCTTGCTGGGCAGGACAACAATCTCTCCCTTTTTCATCTCATGGGCAAACGGCCATACCTGGCTCGCCCAGTTCATCGCTGTTTTTACCTTTACATCTGGGTTGTTATCCACAAAATATTGCTGCAAGTCCTGCTTGGTGTGGAACTGCATGATTGATTCAGATAGATTGTCCCAGGTGCAGTATACCTTACTGTCCTCAAGAAATTTATTCTCAAACTCACCGTATCGTCCAGCACGACATAACCACATGGGCATTAGTCGTCCACCTCTATTCCAAAGAACTCTCGGATTTTCCTCAATAGAACAGGTCTCAATTCCACCTGATTTTGGAATCTTACCTGATCGTGCATCGAGATATTGGACCCAATTTCAGAATTTGCAGGCACTCCATCTCGTGTTTTATAGAGTAGCAGCACTTTCTTTGCAAGCCCCTGAGCGTATCCTATTTCATGATGAACATTTTTATTGCCGAACGAAAGATCAGCAATCACCAAAGAGGACTCTTTGATGCCATTAATTATCCGATGATATATCTCATCAGAATATCCATCATGATGCTTATCTACTCGTATCAACTTTATATCAAGACCATTTTCACGTTTTAAAGTGGCCTTCACATCTTCAATAGTCTGGTATGTATCTGCTGTTTCTACACTAAACTGCATTGAAACAAATATTGATTTCGGCCTATTCTCATATATCTGGTCAAAGATTTGTATTAAATCATTCATGTGGAGCTCAGGGACTCTTGTAATGCTATTTTCTTTTACCCAAGACAGAAAGTGTTGATATTTTGTCGCATTTGTCAGCTTATAAAACGAAATTGCCCCAATAACAGCCAGATTGTTTGGTATCACATGAAGCTGTGCTTCTTGCAGCGCAGCTTCAATTTGAGGCAACTGTTCACGAAAACTATTCACTGCCTCATCAGCTCTGGGTAAAGTTTGATTTTCAATTAATAGCTGGCATACTTGAAGTAAGTATGTATATTTGATTCCACGAATCAATAAATTAATAAATGGGTATTCCTCAAAATTTTCTTGTTGAGAAATTTTACGTGCCAAATAGTATGGCCAACCGAAAGAGGGATCAGTCTTTAGTTTTTCGTCACTAAATACCCCATCACTTTCCAATATGACTTTTAAATTTTCTTCAAGATTTAATGGAACCTGTTTGGCATTGATGTTATGAAATATAGCTCGCGAATACTGTCCATTTTCTTCTGGATTTTGGAACAAAAGCAAGCAGAACGGAACGGCAAAATCCTCTCTAACGCTTGCTGCCGCACTAAGTCTGTGATTTCCATCAATGCGAGTAATCCTGTGTTCTTTTTCATCAAATTTCAAATGAGCAATATTAATCCTGTCGAGTCTTGGTGATGGATCAAATGCGTTTACGACATTCTTTGTCACATTCTGGGAAATACTAATTTGGAAACCTCCAATAGATTTATTCCAGGTTTGTCCGGAACGCAATTCCGAATGGAACAAATCAATTTTGTCGAATTCGCTTCTACCATCTGTCAAGTTTAAAGACAGGATGACTTCAGGAAAAAAACGATACTCTCCTTCGTTCAGGAATTCGGCCATTTCACCTTGATGCTGGGCTATAAGATCTCTTTGTACTTCTGGGTTTGGCTCAGAAATAGCGCTAAGCATCTTAAACGAAGCAAACCCTCGCAAACAGAGAAAGCTTCCCATTGAGTATTCTAAGATACCGCTTAACTTAACCATTTGTATTTCTCTCTTTCTTTGCAGAACTATTCCATAATTCCAGAATACTTCACCGCTTCATCAATTTTATACATCAACATACTCGCAAACATCAGGCGACGCATTGCATCATCCTTAGTAATGGTGATATTGGCATGAGCTTTGGGATTTCTCAGTGCAGACATGGCTCCTGCCAACATCTGCATATAGCCTTTTTGTATATTGCTTCCCGTCTCGGTCGAGCGATCACAAAACTCCACCAAAGGAGCGTTATCAGAGAATACCATGTTCATCGCAGTATAACCATCTGGGACTTTAGGCGCAGTGGGATTTACTTTCATAAAAAGTTTCTTTACCCGGTCATTGATCTCAACAAACGCATCCTCAGCGGCGTTTGCATAATGACCGTCTTCAAATAGCTTTTGGGACACCGCAGCAATCTTTGGATGTATGAGATCCCATACTCCCACACCCTTTGTATTATCTGCTTGCTGAAGTGACTTCAAAATTTCTATGACTTGTCCGAACACAACCGGATTAATCGTCCCATACCCAACAAACATACGATCTTTCATCTCAAACAGCTCTTGGCTGAAATATGGGGATTCCCTTTCAATGTCATGAGAAATTTTGATTAAGCCATTCTTAATATTTTGAATATTGGATGGTGCAATGGGAAATGTCATGTAATTAGGGTTGTTTGCAATATTGATTAGCCACCCATAAACCGTCCTAACTCTATTTATGTCCATATCACTCACCCAACAATTCTTTTTCAAACTGTTCTTTTGCAGCTTTCCAATTCAGTTCCGCTTCCTCTTTT